TCGTCTCCGACCCAATCAGCGTCGACAGTGTTCTCGTTAACCAGAATAGCTTTAAGCTCACTGATTTCCTTGGCTGCTTGGCCGGTGGCTTCATCGACCTCAGACACAAGTTTTTCATTCATGATCGAGGCAAATAGGCCCACAGCCGCGCCAAAAGCTCCAGCCGTTTGCCTACCCAGCTTAGCCTTATCAGGCTGCGGGATATTGCCTAGGGCATACTCGCCTACTGGCTGTTGCACTATTCCCGGTAGTTTAGCCACTAGCCCATCCCATAAATCGAAGCACCCAAATTGATGCTATCTTTAACCAAGTCCATCTGCCTGCCCTTGCGCTCCAAGGCAGATTGCTGCAATCCGAGCCTTCTGGCCGTTACAGCATAGTGCTTCATCCAAGTTAGTTCTTTCTTGAACTCGGATGTCATTACGTTCATGTAACCCTGAGGAGTTGAGCTAGGGGTGTGGCGAACGCCAGCAGTTTCGCTAAGCGCTTTGGCAGCACCTTTGGTCTGTTCCTGCGTAAACGCACGACGACGAATCTTCTCAAGGTTGTCCTTATATTGAAGATCGATTCGTTCTTTGTCAATTCGGCGTTGCTCGTCACTCATGGAATTACCAATTCCAAAGTTCATGATGCCAGCCCATGCCGCTAATGCACCCATTATCTTGTCCTCGCTCCCGTCAGCCTGTTACTTCTCATGACCTCTGTTCTGCCCTGTGATCCGTCAGAAGCCGTAGCTTCCTGCAATTTGTCACCGTACAACACGTCCATCTTGTCGAACAGCTTTAGGTTCTCCGTCAGTGCAATGCAGGTATCCGTGGCCAACTTGGCCGCGATCGCCTGAGCAAATGGCACAGAGAAGAAAGTTGTATTCGTCTGCCGGAAGATGAAGTGGCACCAGATTTGATCCTGATTGGCAATAATGTGATTACCTTCACGGACCCACCCGGGCGCGTTCTGGAACGTACCAGATTGCGACGCAACGTTGGGGCGGTATACCCTGAATACCCGTAATACATCATTGGGTATGAGGAATTGTCTGCCACCACCGAATGCCGGGAGTGCCGCTAATGGGGCCAGTGTCTCACGACGAAGAGCGAACGTCCAAGCATGCTCAGCCAGCACTTTATCCCGCGCAAACGGGTAGTTGGCTTTCATGATCTTAGCCTCGTTCTGGTTATCGTTCAACGAGTTGATCAACCGCTGCCCAAGCCACGTCAGGGCCAGATTAGCAATTTCTGTTTCTGTGGCCATTAGATTTCACTTCCCCTCAGCTTGCCAAATATGGCCAGTACCTCTGATTGTAGTGGCCTATCCTGCTTGATGTTCAATTGGCCCTGATCATCCGAGCCAAGTTCCGTGTACTCCACATCGCTTGTCACGATCGGTTCACCGGTTCCCATTGGGCTGGCCGGGGTGCGATCTTGCGGTACCTCGTCATTGACCAAGGGTATAGCGGAGTTATTCAACCGCAAAACGACCTCGTTCCAACGACGCTTCTGCACCTGTGCCGTTCCCCGGGCAGATGAACCCTCGTACGGCAACAGTTCAAATTCATTGTCATAGAATAGGCCGACATACACAGTGTCCCCACTCTCCACCCAATTCTCGAGGGGACTTGAAAACCCAGCAATAACGGTAGTATTGGGGTGTACTGTATAGGTTACTGTGCCTTCCAATGGGTCCACATGCTTAACGATCGTGTTAACGCTCTGATCTGTCAGTTCGTCAACATCGTCGTACCGCAGGATTCCATCCAAGAACACGTCATAGGGTGTACGTTCTGACCATGAATCCAGCGCAACTGGTGGGGCCATCGGGTCGTCAAAGGCCAACACTTCATGGCCTACCTTCTGCGTACCCGCGAAGCCGGTACGATTAACAATCATCCATAGCTTAGCCCCAGCGGACGTATTGATCTTGGTGATGTCCATGATCTGATTTGTCGGCTGGTTAACGTTGTCCTGCTGGTTAAGTAGACCCGGTTGGGTGTCGTCCCCATAGGTACGATTACCATTATACGCGGTGACGTACTTCCACCAGCCAATAACGTTCTCTGGGTAGAAGAACGTTGCCATAGCCATAGTGCCATCAGCCAACAGGAAACATGCTTGATAGGCCGGTTCGTCGAGGAAGACCATTCGACGTACTGGACTCCCGAATAGCTCTTGGGCCAACAGGCTCAGTTCGTTGCCATCCCAACCGTAATTTGTGCCACCTTCGTCGTTGAACGTCCGCAGCCTTGTCCGGCTGTTGGACGTGTAAACCATGTCCCGGCCAATTACTACTGGTTGTACGCAAGTTGACCCCCAATCCGTTTGTTTCGGGAATGCGAAGTCGTCATGGGCGATTACGCCCTGTACCGAATTGCCTACAACCTCCGAGATATCGGTGTTGACCACCAATTCCTTACGACTAGTGAGGGTCTGGACATTACCAGACGACGACAACGGAAACAATAGTGGGTCGTCCTTGGACGCTGGGGCAGCACCATTGAAATCTTGATAGTTGCCCGAACGCGAAGCCCACAGTGTAGCAGGCTCATTGGGCGTAGCCCCCAACCAGAGTCGACCCTCGTGAATTGCACCGCAACTCGGGAAATTGCCCGCTACCCAAACATTGGGGGTAGGTGCCACATATACCGAAGGTAGTGTAATCGTTGACAACGCCTCAAACGTCCACTCGCCATTGGCAAGGCGGAGACGCATTGTTTCCACTTCCGGGTGGAAGAAGTACATAACTGCCTCACCCGGGTCCATAGCAAACTGGAGACATTCCAATTGGTCCGCCGAATAAGGCGATACAAACTCAACTGCTGAACCGGACCCACCTGCGAGAGGGGCAATCCAACTAATCGGATCGCCTCTGCCAAGTTGCAGCTGCATAACGTCGTCATGACAGCCAACCGTGGTGATGTCCAAGAACGGTGACGCATTCGGCCATGCGTACCCTATGGTAAAGTACAGTGAGTTATTACCACCACCCGGGGTGAAGTTAATCGTAACCTCGTTATCGGTGGTGAATGGACCAATTGGAATATCTGTGGTGAATACGTTAGACGCACCCTTGGTCGTGCCGATGTTTACTCGGATAACCGGGTCTGACCACGGCGCACCGCCTAATACTGACTCTTCGTCATTGTAGATGCGTTGATTGTAGGTAAACTTGAATTCATTGACCAATAATTCCGACCCTGCCGGGAGGGTGATAATGCCAACAGCCGTGTTTCCGATTGACGGGCCACGCCAACCACCGGGGCTATTGTGCAGATGCCCGAACAACAGGATACCATTTGCACCGTTGTAGATTGTGGCAATCGAGCCTGAGCAGGTATCATCTTGGGGTATGCCCGGGTCAGTACCTGCAGTATACTCCGTTTCAACGGTATCCCATTCAGAGCTTTGCACCGGGGCGCTGGTCACGTTATCGAACAGGGGATCGGATACCAAGTTACCGGTATTACCGCCTGTGATTACCTCACCCGTGACCGAGTTGCGTACAACAATGTCGGTATCGCCAACCTCGACGATAACATCCTCATCCAACCCGCGTTGGAACGTAAATGCCCGGATGCCTTGAACCCCGGCCTGACCTGATGGCCAATTATCGGGGTCCACCGCCTCGATGAATTTCGAACCTTGGCGCAACCGGATGGGTCCCTGTACAAGAGGTTGCCAGTTCAAGGCCTCGGCTAGACCGGTCTTGTACGCGTTGCTCGAAACCCGTCCTCGGATACGCTTGCCGATAAATCCGGATTGGAAGGAATCTTGTATGGGCGATGGTCGTGGCATTACAGGGTAATCCTCAACCTCGTGCCATAGTAGCTAACAACCTCAAAGCCCGAAGACTCTGGGATTTCCGTCTGGTCTGTACCGAAGCCCGTTGCCTCGGCAGGATTAGCATCCGCCACGTGATAGTTAACACAATACCAACTTGACCGAGTACCGCCCGGGTTACCGGATAGCCCATCAAAGGCACCCAACGCAATAACACCAGATTCAGTGGTGTTGGGTAGTGCGGCCACAACCGCGTCATAGTTGTCGGTAACGCCGGTAGCTGGTATTACTACATTGGTAGACTTCAACGAATGTACGATACTCAACGACTGATCGTTGTTATACTGTGCAAACCCTGAAGTTGGCCATGCTGTGCCGCCGCCTGAGTCATTGTTCGCCAAGAAGCCGCCAGCAGCAAGAGCCACTGATGTATACGGTCCTGCCGACAAATCAAATGCCGACATAACCGCAAGGGCTGCCGATGTGCCTGATAAGGCCGCCATGGTGAAATTATCATTCGCATCGCCGGTAGCAATACGCCATGCGATTACATGGTTACCATCAGCAATACTTGTGGTCCATGGCCCCGGATTCTCAGTTGGGTGTGCCGCTGCTGTAAAGAACGTACCGATAGCATTGACCACTAGTAGATCGCCAACTTGACGACCAGCCGGGAAGCCCAACAAGGTCGGGCCAGCACCGGTTGGGGATTCGTAGGTCGGACCCACTGAGCGGAGGGTAACAAACCCTGCGCCGCCACCACCACTTGGAACGCCACCGGCCAACCAGAAGGCTAGCCACGCGTCGTTAAGGTGGGGTTGCAGAAATCCCTCGGCTACGAGGAACGCCTTGGCCATATCATTGTGGTGGCCCGGGGCTATACCCTGTGCAATGAAGAACGAATACCAGAGGTCGTTAAGGCTAACGCCCGTACCACCATTCGCCAACAGATACGCCCGCAACATATCGTTAGTTGTGGGCGGGGCACCGGGTACAAGTACCCGTAGCGCGTCAAAACGCGCATCGGTAAGAGTAGGCATCAATACCCCCTAGAGGACTTGAGGCTACTCTTCCTCTTCAGCTTCGACCTCTTCGGCTGCTTCTTCTTCGGGGATTTCAGCATCGATTTCTTCGGTCGAGATTTTTGCTTCGCCACTTTGCGGGTCCTCGTATTTGGCCAATCGTGCAGCCAGTTCTGCATTCTGGAGACGCATTGCGTTGACCTCTGGATTGTTCTCCGTGGCCAAATGCCTCTCTTCACGCCCGTCCAGATGCGCCAATATCTTCTCCAAGGATTGATCCGTCATTTGGATCGTCTTGGCGATGATGTTTGCAGGAGTGCCCTCCTTATGCATCTTCTTAATTCTGGCGAATTGCCTTGCGTTTGCTCCGACTCTCATGGAGTTCTCCTTATAGTGAGCGTTAGTTGAGTTTCAGGATACGCTCCTGAAACAACTCAATCAGCGACTTGAAAAACGCCGACAGATTGGTTGAATTCCCATCCGGATAGAAACTGTTACCATAGCCGATAACAACCTCGTCCTCCGTTAGAGCAGGGATGGCCGCTACGTCCGTAACAGCATACCCGGTCTTGCCCGGGGGAGTGCCGGTGGCCAGATTGAGGCCATTGACACCGGTTGGAAACTGGTTTTCACGCAGAAGCTCTACCAATTCCTCAAGCGCTGTAACAACACGCTGATTGTTGGTGTCTTTCACGTTGGTACCGACAAAAATGCCGATTTCACCCGCGCCAAGAGTCAGAGTAGCGGCAGCTTCCGTGGTGACCACAAAGCTGGGCTTCGACTCAGCAATACTGGCAGCTGTAATCTTGTCCACTTGATTCTCCTGTAAAAAAGGGGTCCCGATATCGGGACCCCAACTCACACTTCGCCAGAAGTACGGGTTAAATCGTGTCTGCCAGCTGCAGGTTAACGATATGCTCGTCCTCAACGCG